ATTGTTCTGGAAAAAGCCATTGCCACAGCAGCCAAGTTCCAGCTGTTTGAGTTCAACGATGGATTCACTCGTGCACAGTTTGTTAGCCTGGTTGAGCCCTTCCTGCGTGACGTACAGGGCCGTCGTGGTATCACTGACTTCCGTGTTGTCTGCGATGAAACCAACAACACTGGTGAGGTTATTGACCGCAACGAGTTCATAGCTGACATTTACATCAAGCCCAACAAGTCTATCAACTTCATCACGCTGAACTTTGTAGCAACACGCAGCAGTGTAAGTTTTGAAGAAGTTGGCGCATAATAGGTTTTTAACAGGAGAATAAAAAATGGCAGAAAGATCAATTTTTAACGTTGATCAGTTTAAAGCCGCAATGGTTGGCGGCGGTGCACGCGCCAACCAGTTTTTTGTAGCATTAAACTTTCCTAATTATGTACCTACAGGTGGAGCAGCCACACCCCAGGCAGCGTTTCTGTGCAGTGCTACAAGCCTGCCAGGCAGTGTAGTCAATCCCACCATAGTCCAGTATCGTGGTCGTGAGGTTAAATTTGCCGGTGAGCGTACCTTTGCTCCCTGGTCAGTAACCATCATGAACGACGTCAGCTTCAACATTCGCAATAGTCTGGAAGCCTGGATGAATGGCATGAATGGATTGGTTAACAACAATGGTATCACAAACCCCCGAGAGTATCAGGTTAACTTGGCAGTAACACAGCTGGATCGCAACAACAATCCGCTGAAGATCTACACCTTGGCTAGCGCCTTCCCTGTGGATCTGAGTGAAATTGCACTAAGCTACAACGACAATGACACCATTGAAACCTATACCTGCACATTCCAGTTCCAGCACTATACCACAGCATTGAGTGGTTCGCTGAGCGTTGGCAATGTTGTGAACAATACCATTGGCAGGGGCCGCAGCGTTTTAGGTATTTAATTTTTGATAGGAAACAGGCATGGCCGATCTTACATTATTTGGTTACACTATTCAGAAAAAGCAGGCCGAGGCTCCTAAACAGAGCTTCGTGCCTCCTACTGATGACGACGGTGCCACCACCGTCAACGTCAGCGGGTTCTACAACACCTACATTGACATTGACGTCATTGCCAAGTCTGAAAATGATTTAATCAGCAGATATCGCGATGCATCCAACTATCCAGACTGTGACAGTGCCATAGAAGACATTGTCAACGAAGCCGTGGCTGCACAGGACGATGAAGCCGTGGTCAAGCTGGATCTGGAAAAAGTCGAACTCAGCAAAAGTGTTAAAAACTTAATCGAAGAAGAATTTGAAACTATACTTAACCTGCTGGATTTTAACAGCAAGGCTCATGATATTTTTAAGCGCTGGTACATCGACGGCCGCATCTATTATCACAAGATTGTCAATACCAGCAACCCCAAGCAGGGTATACAAGAACTTCGCTACATTGATCCCCGTAAGATCAAAAAAGTACGCAAGGTAGAAAAGAAAAAAGACCAGGCCACGGGCGTGGAATTCATCACCGGTGTAGAAGAATTTTTTATCTACAACGAAAAGGGATTGATTGCCACCGTGCCCAGCACAGCCAATGCGTCACAGGGTCTGAGAATTGCACCCGACAGCATCACCTATTGCACCAGCGGATTGCTGGATCTAGATCGCAACATGGTGCTGAGTCATTTGAATAAAGCCATCAAGACTGTGAATCAGCTGCGCATGGTGGAAGACAGTCTGGTGATTTACCGCATGACACGTGCACCAGAACGACGCATCTTTTACATCGACGTTGGTAACCTGCCCAAGGCCAAGGCCGAGCAGTATGTCAAGTCAATCATGAACCAGTATCGCAACAAGGTTACCTATGATGCCAGCACTGGTGAGATTCGCGATGAAAAGAAGACCATGAGCATGTTGGAAGACTTCTGGATGCCACGTCGCGAAGGCGGCAAAGGCACGGAAATCACCACGCTGGATGGCGGACAGAATCTGGGCGAGATCAACGACATCAATTACTTCCAGAACAAACTATATCAATCATTGAACGTGCCACTGAGCCGCATGAAGCCCGAGACAGGCATGAACTTTGGTCGCCAGGCCGAAATTACCCGAGACGAATTAAAGTTTGCCAAGTTTATTAGTCGTGTTCGTAAAAAGTTTACCGAACTGTTCGACGACCTGCTGAAGACTCAGCTGGTGCTGAAAGGCATCATGAAGGCCGACGAATGGGACAAGATCAGAGAAGATATTTACTATGAGTTTACCCAGGACGCCTACATAGCCGAGGCCAAGGAAAGCGAGATTATGCGCAACCGCCTGGATCTGTTGAACAGCATCAACAACTATGTTGGCACCTATTTTAGTCGCGAATATGTCTATGACAAGATTCTGCACATGACCGACGAAGAAGTTGAAGACATGAAGGCCGACATTGCCAATGATACTGATCTGCAGCAACAAATGGCTGCACAACAGGCCACACCCGGCGCCGAACAGGCAGCTGCCATGAGTCGAGAAGTATCAACGCAGCAGCCCGCGCCCTATAACCCTGAGAATCCAGTAATTGAAATGATTTCACCAGCCATAAATAACATCATGGAACTTAGAAAGGTTAAACTATGAACCACTCAGAATTGATTCGCGACATGCTGGACAACATTCATACCGACAGCAATGCCGACGCACAACAGAATTTTACTGACCTGATCAGCATGAAGTTGACCGATGCCCTGGATCAGCGTAAGATGGAAATTGCACAACAATTAGGAGCCAGAAATGTCAGCGTTCAAGCAGATTCGTGAAGCTGCCAAGTACAATGAGTATGCCATAGGCATGGCTGCAGCCAAGAAAAAATACGGCTATGGCGCTGGCCCTGTTAAAGATCTACCTAAAAAAGTAATCATGAAGGGGCATGAGATTGCCAAAAAGATCAAGGCCAATGAAAGTTTTGATCACCTTCTAGCAGACGAGGAATAACATGGCCATAACCAAAACACTAATTAAAAATGAACACATGCGAGCAGTTCTGCATCTGGTGGCATCGGCAGCGGCCGACACCACTAGCATTGCACTCACAGAATTTTTACGCGCTGGTAGAGAAACCTCCAGCGGTGCACTCAATGTCAGCATTGCCGCGGCCTACTGCAATGTGGTAGACGCAGTCAGCGGAGTATCCGTCAAACGCGGTAGTTCAGGCACAGTGGTGCTGGACCTGCATGGCGCCAGCGACTTTCCTGGCTCTAACCAGATACCAGCACTGGACATAGGGCGCACCAGCAGCATCGACGTTACCTTCAATGTGCCGGGCATGTTGATACTGGATCTGCGCAAGGGTGATGCCTTCAGCAGCACACAGACCAACGTTGGAGTATAACATGAAGCTCATTACAGAAACAGTACAAGAGGTTCGTTACCTCACAGAGAAAAAAGAAGATGGTGGCAAAAGTTACTTCATCGAAGGTCCGTTCTTGCAGACTGAGATCGCCAACAGAAATGGGCGTATCTATCGCAAGCCAGTAATGGAGCGTGAAGTAAATCGCTACATCAAAGAATATGTAGAAACCAAGCGTGCCTTTGGCGAGCTTGGACATCCCGATGGTCCTGGCATCAACCTAGACCGTGTTAGTCACATGATCACCAGTCTTAAAGAAGACGGCAACAACTACATTGGCCGTGCCAAGATCATGACCGAGACTCCCATGGGACGCATTGTCAAAAATTTAATCGACGAAGGCGCACAGCTAGGTGTAAGTAGCCGCGGCATGGGTAGCCTGAAGATGACTAAAGAAGGCGTTAACGAAGTTCAAGACGATTTTTATTTGGCAACCGCTGGTGACATCGTAGCCGATCCCAGCGCTCCTGATGCATTTGTTCGTGGCATCATGGAAGGCAAAGAATGGATGATGGTCGAGGGACGTTGGATGGAACGCCAATCAGAACAGGCGCGTCATATCATCACCAAGACTCGATCAGCTGATTTGCAGGAAACTCAGATGCGTATATTCAATGAGTTCATGCGCCGTCTATCGAATTAAGTTTTTTTATAAATAATACGAAACCGTTTTAGGAGATACTAATGTCACTAGAAACCAAAATCCGCGAGCTGATGGAGCAGAAGAAAGCCAAAGCGCTTAATGAGGCTGCAGCTGGCAAGAGCGACGATGGCGAAGGCATGAACTCGCACATGCAGGGCGACAGTCAGAAGCCCACTTATACTGAAATCGATCCACACAATGGTCAGGCCATTGTCAAAGCCGACGACAGCATCAAGAAACCAGCTGGCGAGAACAGCAATCCACGTCAGGGCGATAGCAAGGACGCTGATGTAAATCAGGTCGATCCTCATAGCCAGAACAGCAATACTCCAGACTCAAGTCTGAAGAAAGGCAACAGTGAGCCTCAGGCACGTCAGGGCAACAGCCGTGATGCTGCAGTAAAGGTAGCCACTGGCAAAGGCACCAGCACAAATGGTACCTTTGAACAGCCCACCAATCCTGGCGAAGGTCAGATTCCTTTCAAGGAAGATGCCAATGCCGACACTGATGTCATCACCGAAGAAGACATCGAAGACAATGCCGAGCCACGCAAGGTAGAAATGAACCTGGAAGATCTTCGCAAGGATATCGCCAGTGTGTTCAGTGCCGATGCCAACCTCAGCGAAGAATTTAAAACACAGGCCAGCGCAATTTTTGAAGCTGCGGTTATTAGCCGCGTCAACAACGAAATCGAAAAAATCACCGAAGAGCTCGTTGAACAAGCTGCTGCCGAAATCGAATCTATCAAAGATGATCTTGTAGACAAGGTTGATTCATATCTTGGTTATGTCGTTGAACAATGGATGAATGACAATGAGGTTGCCGTGGAAAAAGGTCTGCGCACAGAAGTAGCGGAAGACTTTATGCTTGGTCTAAAGAACCTGTTCCAAGAACATTACTTTGAAGTACCCGAGGACAAGGTTGACGTTCTCGAAGACATGGCTGTGAAGGTCGATGAAGCTGAATCCAATCTGGATGAAGCCATTGCTGCCAACATCGGGCTCAAAGCTCAGTTGGATGCAGTAATGCGCGATCGCATCATCGAACAAGCTAGCCGCGGTCTGACAGCCACTGATGCTGAAAAACTAGGCAAACTGCTGGAAGGCGTTGAATATGACAACGAAGATCTGTTCACACAGAAAGTCAAGGTTGTCAAGGAAAACTATTTCCCTGCAGGTACTCCCAACAGTCCTGAAAAGATGCTGGAGGAAGAAGTACAGAACGGCGATAAGCCTGCTGCCGAAGTACCAGCACACATTCAGCGTTATGTCCAGACTCTAACGAGATCGGTCAAGAAATAAGATTTTATAAATAACGGTATATCACCTTTTAGGAGAACCACAACATGTTCAATTTAAACGAACAAATCCAAAACAAGTGGGCACCCGTGATCAATCACGATGCTCTACCTGAGATCAAGGACGCATACAAGCGTGCAGTTACTGCCACTCTGCTGGAAAACCAGGAGAAGGCATTGATGGAAGAAAAGCAGGCTCTGTGGGAAACCACACCAGTCAACGCCATTGGCGGCGGTTTCAGCGGCCAGGTCAACGGTTCGCCAAATGCTAGCCTAGCTGGTTACGATCCCATCCTGATTAGCCTGGTACGTCGTGCCATGCCTAATCTCATGGCATACGACGTCTGCGGCGTGCAGCCAATGACAGGCCCAACCGGTTTGATCTTCGCCATGAAGAGCAAGTACAGCACCCAGGACGGCGCAACCGAAGCTCTGTTCAACGAAGCCGACACCGACTTCGCTGGTAGCAGCATTACTGCTCATAGCGGTACCAATCCAGTTAACAGCCCATACACCACAGGTGTTGGTATTGCCACAGGCGATGCCGAACAACTGGGCGACACCTATAACTTCGGTGAAATGGCTTTCTCCATCGAGAAGACCACGGTCACTGCCAAGACACGTGCACTCAAAGCTGAGTACACAGTTGAACTGGCACAGGATCTGAAGGCAGTGCATGGCCTGGACGCTGAAGGCGAACTAAGCAACATCCTGAGCCAGGAAATCCTGTTCGAAATTAACCGTGAAGTTATCCGTACCATCTATTCTGCTGCCAAGCCTGGTGCAGACACTGGTGCTACCACAACCTACGGTACCTTCGACTGCGACGTAGACGCAAATGGCCGTTGGAGCGTTGAGCGTTTCAAAGGCTTGCTGTTCCAAATCGAACGCGATGCCAACAACATTGCTCAGCAAACACGTCGTGGCAAGGGTAACTTCATCATCTGCTCAGCAGACGTTGCAAGTGCACTGAGCATGGCCGGTATCCTGGACTACACTCCAGCACTGAGCACCAACCTCAACGTTGACGACACAGGCAATACTTTTGCTGGTGTACTGAACGGTAAGATTCGTGTTTATGTTGACCCATATTCAGCTAACCTGAATACAGCCAATCAGTTCTATCTGGTAGGCTACAAGGGCACCAACCCATATGACGCTGGTATGTTTTATTGCCCATACGTTCCTCTGCAGATGGTTCGTGCGGTCAATCCTAACACCTTCCAGCCAAAGATTGGCTTCAAGACACGCTATGGCATGGTAACCAACCCATTCACCAGCCTGTCAGCCAACAGCAACACTTACTATCGTCGCGTCAAGGTTACAAACCTAATGTAATCATTGAGGCTCCGGTAAGAGAGCAGTTTAAGGGGGACTTAGGTCCCCCTTTTTTATCTGATAAATAATGACGTTACCACCGAGGTCAGCATGAGTAAACTATCAGACTTAAACACAGCCATAGCCAATGCCGCTGCTGCCACAGCAGTTACAAACTATCTCAAGCCCAACAGCTTCAAGTTTGTCATTGCTCGGGCGCCCAACGTAACCTATACCTGTCAAAGTGCCAATCTACCAGCCATACAACTGGGCGCGGCCATGCAACCAACACCCTTTGTAGATGTGCCGCATCCTGGCGATAAGGTAAGCTATGGTGAGTTTACCATTAGATTCCTGATCAACGAAGACATGAGTAACTACAAGGAAATATCGTCGTGGATCGAACAACTGGGTACACCCTACAGCGGCGATCAATATGCTCAGGCACTGGGTCGAGCATCAGCATTCACATCGTTCAGCGCAGAAAGTTATCAGAACGTATTCAGCGATGCAGCTCTGCTGATCCTGGACAGTGATAACAAGCCCATAGTTAAATTGGTGTTCCAAGACCTGTTTCCCATCAGCATCGAAGCTCTGGACTTCGACATCACCACCGCAGGCATGGAATACTTTGTGGGCATTGCTGCATTCCGATACAAACTATTCACCATTGAGTCAATATAATCATTGACAGAAATTGACCGATCAGTTATCCCTTTTTCTACAAACTTTCCAATGCCAATTCTATTTTTCTTTGGCTTAGGCCAATTAAATTCAATTTCAGACCTAAACT